TCTTTACTAACGATGGTGCGTTACTTACTGGCTTATTCATAGTTAGTATTTATATGGGCAATGCACCAAAAAGTTATTTAATATCCACCTGTTAATGGACTACGCTTCCAGGTATTTGTAGCAGTACATACATAGATGTAATTTGAATCCCAACAGATTTGACCAGGTGTGCCTGTAGCGTTAGATGCTTTGGTTGTTTGCGGTGCTTTCAATAAGCCAGTGATAGTTATGTTGTTAGCACCAATGTTACCTGCATAATCTTTTAGTTGAGGTCCGTACTTAAACTCACCGCTGTCGTAAGTTACTATATTGCCTTGGCCGTCAGTTGACCCAACTGAACTCACAAAGAATCCGCCATTTATTACCGATAGTGTAGAACTACCATTAAATGCGATATTACCATCAGTTCTTAATTCAATGATATCATTCTGATTGCTGTCCTGTACTAGTACATTGCCTGGTGTAGTTAATTTATTCGTGTCATCAAATGTCCAACTATTGTCTGAGCCAGCTACAGTTATAGTAACATTAGCATTACTGTCTAATGTTAATGATGTGTTACCTGATATTAAGTTTGCTTGTAATCCTGCTACTCCATTAATTTGAAGTATCCCGTTCGTTACAGTTAAAATACCTGTATTAGCACTATTAGCAGTATCTTGTATGTGTATTGAATTGGGACCAATATACATGTCAGCCCATTTAAATGTTGGTGTGCCTAATGTATATGTATTACTTGTTGCTGGAATTAAACTACCAGCAGATGTTATATTACCACTTACTACCATATCACTACTAGTAATGTAGCTTTTGATAACACTACCAGTTACTGTCTGTGTTGTACCACTATCATCTACTAAAAACACAGTACCACTGGTCATCGGTGATAATGCTGGTATGTCTGTTAATTTCTTATTTGCCATATTATTCCTCTAATTCTGTTACAATATTATCATTACTATCAGTTACAATGAAATATCCATCGTCTGTAATAATGTAATATGTTTGCGGTATGTGGTCAGATATAATCGCACCGCCTGAAATTAATACACCACCTGTTATTACTGCACCACCTGACATTTATTTTCCTATTGGCTTTTCGCCTGTTAGATAAGATCTGCTAAACCAAAGTTTGAACCACTCAGGGGTCCCTGGTCTGATATTATTCTTTTTCATTAATTCACCTTTTTCATTACCAGTGATACTAATATTACTTTCTTCACCTATAACCTGTTGAGTTATACCACTTAATTTTCTTAAATCATCAAGTGTTGTGTCTATATTTTGTGCCTGTGCAGGAACGGACTTGAGTTTCTCAAATCCGTTCTGTATTTTACTTTGTTTCCATACATCAAAGGACATGATGTATTTAGCTGAAATTTACCAATTATTTAATATCTAAGGGTCTAGCTTTAGTTACTAAAATAGCATAGTATGATTCTTTGACTTCTTTTGATGTACCGTCTTCATTTTCACCGACAGTCAAGTCAAAACTAATTGTATTAAATGCATCAATATCAAATCCAGTACGTTGTAATAATGCAGCCAATTGAGTACTACCCAATATACTATAATGATTCAAATTGAATTCATGTTGTCTTTCGCAATCTGGGGCAGGAACTTCAATATATAATTTACCACCCTGTTTTAATACACGATTATATTCCATTAGCGTAAAGATTGGATATGGACTATGCTCTAATGCATGACGCAAGAATAAAAAGTCAACACTTTCATCATAGTAACCTTCACTTTGTGGTAGAAAGCTCATATCATACGATTTAATTGTATGTCCCTTAGTTTCACATAATTTAATGTCTTCTGGGCTTAATGTTACTCCAACTAAATTTGTATAACCACGCTCTTTCATTTCATCCAAGAAATAACCGGGCCCACATCCTAAATCTAAAATAAGTGAATCTTTTGCTAAATTAAGTGGATCAATATATTGTGTTACGACTTGACTAGTAATTGTTTTGTGAAACTGACTTTCACCCTCATCGTATATATGTGCAGTATATAACCACTCATTGTAGAATTTGAGTTTAATTAAGTCCAGAGTTTTGTTAATATCAATCATGCTTTGCATATGTTTCCTATATAAGTTTCTATTACTTATGCAGGAAATATGCTATAATTATTTTTTCTTAGATTTTTTAGACTTCTTTTCGTAACCAGCAAAACCTAATATCGGGCTAGTTTTATGTATACTATCAGGTTCTACACTTTTACTCCACGGTGTCACTTCATGATGCTCAGATGGTATTGTATTATATGCTGCTTGAAGCATATTGTGTTCTTCTTTGGTATAAGGGTGTGCTGAGTTAAACTTTTCAGACCAAGATGCAGGATCCATATCAACTTTTTTAGTTGATTTACCGTCTGCCATAGCAGTAGCCATCCAAATACGATTCATATGATATACACGATCATATCCACCCACATCACGTGCAATGGATGATCCTTGAACCACGCTAGCATGGTCTTTATGTATCTTTCCTCTTGGTGGTCCATTCTCTGTTATAAATTCACTTGCTCTCATTTGTTACCTTAATTGTATGTAGTCACTTCAATGATATGATTTAATATTTCATTGACAATAGGATTTACTAATATTCTTAATATTGGAGCTCCTGTACTACTATTAATATCAACATTATATCTAGTCAAAGGTGTACCGGAAAAGATAGTGCTATGTGCAGAAAAATCTGCTTGTGAATTATCTTGTTTTTTAGCAATACTTAAAGTAACTGTTTGTGTATAGCCTGTTATAGCATCAGTAGATGTAACTTTAGCAGTCATTGATGTAAATGTAGTTGGATCAGTACTGTATATAAGTTGATTTACTGAATTATCAAGTGTTATTGCAGTAGCACATAATGCACTACTGTTACCAACATTCAAGTTATTCAACAATGATATATTATTCAATCCAGCTAAACTAGCCTTTGCCACTGAATTACCGGTTACTGGAAAACTAATTGTGTTTCCAGATTCTACAAAATGAATATTACCTACATGCAATGCTGTACTTGATAGGTACATCCCGTTGATTGTATTATTAGCATTACCAATATTAACATCTGCATAAGTTATTGGTATAAGATTAGCATTTAAATTTAATTGATTACTAGCTGGATCAAATACTAAACTTGATGAGCCTGTTGTAAAATTTCCACTAGTATATTGCAATGAACCGGGTGGTCCACCGGAACCTGCTTGGTTGAGTATTGCAAATGCATTATTAATTTTAGTAAAGGCAACTCTTAGTGGGTCTCCTGTACCATCATTAGCAAGTGTACCAATGTTAATATTTTCTAATGTTAGAGCCATGTTTTATTCCGTTAATGATATATTTATCTGAATACAATTTTTATACTGTCAGTATTTTGGTTATAAATATATGACTATTTAAGGAGTTATTATGCGTAAAATTATGTTAGGAATGTTGCTACTTTTGAGTGCATCATTCAGTTTTGCTTGGACACAACGAGCACCATTTCCAGTAGACCAGTGCAAAGCACATGCACCCTACGGATTCCCGCAGTCACAGAAACCAATTCAACCTTTATGCCAACAAGCATATCTAGTTGGATATGATGCGGCTGCTAAACTACCAGAGTTCGTTATGTACGAATTACTACCACAAAATGCATTAGGATGTGTTGCACGTACTAACGCTTTTGCTGCAAATCAATTTGTTCAAAACGGTGCTACTCCAGCTGACTATGCTGGTACAGGTTACGACAAAGGACATATGGCACCAGATGGTGATTTGTCTTGGGATCCGCAAGTTGAGTATGAATCATTCTTGATGACCAATATGAGTCCACAAGCAGGTTCACTAAATCGTGGTATCTGGAAACTATTAGAGACTTCAGTACGTGGTTGGGTTGTTCAAGGTAATCAAAGTTACTGGATCGTTTCAGGTGGTGTTTACAATGCACAAGACAAGACAATTGGTAAAGGTGTTGTAGTTCCACATGCTTTCTACAAGATTGTTATCAATAATCAAACAGGACAAGCTGCTGGTTGGATGTTCCCTCACGTTGCTCCCTATCCTAACCTGGGTAATGACTTGACTAAGTTCCGTATGCCAATCGCACAGATTGAACAACAAGCCGGTGTTAAGTATGCTTTCCCTGCTAATACAACTGAATTACAACCCGGTAAAGAATGGCCTGTTGATTTTGGTAAATTAACCAATGCAAAACGTGCTAAATGCGGTGCTAATGCAAGTGACGATTAATTATAGTATTACTTAAGTAGATATATTCTACTTTAACTAGGAGCTGCTCACTTCTAAATATTTAGATGAGCAGCGAATATACATTTTTAGATTGGTTATGCGACCTACCTCCTAAAGTATTTTTTGGGGGTTTGGTCGCTATTTGCTTTAGTCTTTGGTTAGTTGCTATGGTTGTGATTCTTCTTTATCTACACTTTTCGCACTAATGTTACGTGCATTATCTGTTAACTCTTTTTGATGTTTATTGAAATACTCATCTTCTATTCTTTGTTTTTCAACAAAATCTTGTAGTTCTAATAATCTAAGTTTCTTACGTTCTTCATTTCTTGCAGCCACTGCAGCAGGTTCTAGTTCAGGCCATCTTTGTTTTCTATCATGTGTTACCCAAGCCATTAATAATACCATTGCAATGACTATTGCAAAAGCAAATAATCCATAACTTAAATCTGCCATGTACATTTTCATTTTAGCTCTTCTTCTGGCTGCAATTCTTGCTTCTTTTTGCATTTGCCTAGCAATAAGTACTTTTTGCTGATCTCCCATGACTTTCATCATTTCACTGACATCAGTCCAAAGAGCACCTAATTCGGGTGGACTTTGATAAATCATCATTTCACGCAACTCTACTGTCATTTGCTCAAGTTGCTTTTTCATAACTACACGTTGTAATGCACGTTTACCTAAACTGGCATCACCTTCATATATTTCTTCACGATCCTTGCGTTCTTCTTCTTCAAGAACTGCAATACACTTATACATGTTATCAAAGTAGTCACCAAGATATGTAGTTAATTCTTGATATATACCTGTAGTTTCACCTTGCTTTTTGTTTAATTCTATTACACGATTTTTTTCTT